CCTCGGTGGAGCCCACAACCCGGCTCCCGGCTACAAAACAATTGACCTTCATGCGCCGGCCGATTATGTTGGAGACATTTTTAACGTCTTGGGCGAAATGGAAGACAACTCAGTTGGGGTAATTCGTGCCGTTGACTTTTGCGAACACATAACCGACAAGATTCGTTTGTGGAATGAGTTTTATAGGGTTTTGGCTCACGGTGGAATGGTCCTAAGCCTTACCCCCAGCACCGACGGCAGAGGGGCTTTCCAAGACCCAACGCACGTCGCTTTTTACAACATTAATTCTTTTTGGTATTGGGTTGACGACAACTATCGACGATTTGTACCAGAAATTAAAGTTAATTTTCAAGTGAGCCAACTTTTTACTCACTTCCCCTCAGCGTGGCATGAAACCCACAACATCCCCTACGTGTGCGCCAACCTAATTGCAATTAAGGAAGGTTCTCGTCAGGGCGGCAGACTAGGACTTTAAGATGGCAGATGCTATTACAGAACTGACGGCTACGTGGGTCGCAAGCACAGGGTCTTCGGCCGCGCAAACAACAGCGGGGGTCCAACTGAATTGGACGGCCGCAGCCGACGTTACTACGGGTTCTGTTTATGACATTTATGTTTTGCAAAATACAAATCAAACGATTCCATCGTGGGTTCTTGCCAATTCGTTGAGCGCAAACATTGTCCAAAACGTAGGACAATCTGGGTATTCTCTTTCAAATCCGGCGACTTCCTATTTTTACCAATTCCCAAACCCCACCAATTTTAACATTGGAACTTACGAATGGGTAAACAACAACGGCGTTTTGGCGCAAGTGGGGCCAAACCCGACCTCGTTGTCTTTCAGCATTGTCCACGTAGACGACACCGCTTCCGACAGTGACCCCCTTAACATATCGGTATTTGCTCCGGCTATCAACCCTGTTGACGGTCCGCCGCATTTTCCGAACACGTTTTCTCTAGATGCTTTTGGGCAGTTTACCGTTAACCCTCAAGATTCGTACGAAGAAATTTCCTCTTCGGTTGCCATGGTTGTTGGTGCCCTTGTTGGCGAACGCAGCATGTTGCCAGATTTCGGAATCGAAGACCCTACCTTTACCGAAATTGACACTATCGGCATTGAATACGCCATTGCTAACTGGGAACCGCGAGCAAACGCCACGGTCTCCGTTTCATACGACAACAATAACGTCGCCTCGCTAGGCGTTTCTATCACCAGCAATTTGGGAAGTGACTAATGAGTTACATTGACATACCTATCGTAACCGATGCCGACGTAATGGTGCAGCAGTCGCTTGCCTCAATCGCAACCAACATCCCCGGCTGGGTCCCGCGTGAAGGCAACCTGGAAGTCCTCCTTCTAGAACAGTTCGCAGCAATGGCTTCAGAGGCCGCTAATGTCGCTTCTGCCGTCCCCGCGTCCATCTTTCAATACTTTGGTTCACTCGTTGGAATTACTCCAAATACGGGCCTTCAAAATCAACTTTACACAACATGGACCCTTGTAACAAACGCACCTGCTGGAGGGTACCAAATTGCCGCCGGTACGGTTGTGGGATTTTTCTACGCCGGCGCCGCGTATCAATTTCAAACCGTTAACCCGATTACCATTGCTTCTGGAACCAACACGCTAACCAATGTTCTTGTAGAAGCGGTTGTGTCCGGCACCGCATACAACGTGCAAAGTCTTTCAAGTCTAAACGAAATTGGTTATTTCTTGCAAATGCAAACGCAAGACCCCAATGTATCAAGTGTTGTTATTTCTGCAACCCCGGCAACCAACTCTGCGCTTGTTGCCGGTACGGACCCCGAGACAACCGACGCTTTTTTGAACCGACTTACGGCCGAACTTCAGTTGTTGGCTCCGCGCCCAATTACGCCAAGCGACTACGCTTTGTTTGCTCAAAACGTTGCAGGGATTTACCGCGCACAGTCTTTTGACGGTTTTAACTCGCTTACAAACCTGTTGAGCGCGTCCAACGCTTCGTTTTTGCTCGCAACCTCAACCCCGTCCGGGTGGGGTGTTGTGGGAAACGGGACGGCAACGGTTCCTTCAATTTCGACCCCGGGAACTTCTCCGGCGAACTATCTTCAATTCACAAGCACTTCAACGGCCCTTGTAAGCACCGCAACGGTTTCTGCCGTTCCCACATATGTTGTAACCGCGGCTAGCGGCAACGGGACAACAATTACCTACACAGCGGCCAATAGCCTTGCCGTTGGTCAAACCGTCAGCGTTACCGGCCTTAACACCACAACGGGTGCATCTCTTAATATCGCTGGGATGATTGTAGCAACGGCTTCATCCACTCAGTTTACCGTTACTAACTCAACTGTTGGCACTTCGGTTGCAACACAGGCGGGCGTAGCGACCCCAATTGCCAACGCAGCCGGCTCTTTGTACCTTTCCGTTACCGTCGGAACTGGCGCTACGTTCAGCACAACAATTAGTTCCGTTGCTCCATCTTTGGTGGCCATTGGTGACACGACAAACGGGAACGAAGTTGTTATCGCCGCCGCCGCCTCCGCCACCTTTGGCTCTGGTTCGACTACCCAGCAGACCCTTACTCTAACGAATGCGTTTAATTACACGCACGCATCCGGCGGAACCATTAAACAACTTCAGGGAGCCTCGCTGCCCGTCGCCACCGGTTTGTTTGCCAACTCTTACTGGTATCAAGCCGCCGCTGTAATCAAGGCGGCAGGCTCCGCCCCCGCGACAACGGCCACAGAGCGCCCATATGTAGTTGTTTTGGCCACGTACATTGACGGCTCTTTGGACGTTTTTTATTCCTTGCCAAAGTTCGACGACTCTCTTTACACCTACACGTCAAACACCAAAACCGTTTTGTGCAATATTCCCTCGACCAACGCTAATTCGGCTTCGGTTCTTGCATACGACCCCGGGGTAACAACAGGTGCTCCGCTTTACGGTTCGGGAAACGTTAACGCGCCCCGCCCGTACATTACAAGCGCACAGATGTACATTGCTTTTTCAACTGTTGAACTTAGCAAAACGCACGCAATTACATACGCTTCGCTGAATGAGGTCCAACAAGACCTGACAGCGTTGCAAAGCATGACAACAACCACAAGCGCGTACAACTTCATTCCTGACGCTACTTTCCAGGACTACGCGTATGCTTACGGCGGCAACGCCTCCTGGAGCAACCCGACGGGTACAACCATCCTGCCCGGAACGGGTGTGCAATACCAGGGCACAGGCGCCGCGCTTGGCTCTAGCCTTACGGTAAGTTCGCAAGCGTTTAACCTTTCGCACTTGGTTTCCGACGTTCCCGCGGCGACAACAAGAACGTACACGCTATTTGCAACCGTTAATGCCAACTACGTTGCCAGCAACACATACAACGACATTTCAATTCAAGTTGTTAACGTGGCGACTTCAACGGTGCTTGCTACGGTCAGCCCCGCAGCGGCCGCAACGGTTACTTTGCCGATAACATTTACCCTTTCTTCCCCCGCCGACGTTCAAGTTAACATTGTCTTTGGTGCTGGACTTAACGTGCCACTTGGTTCAAGCGTTATTGTTTCTAACGTTGCCGTTGTTTCGGGCTCCTACAGCCTTACCAATCTTCCCGCCCTCAACCAAAGCAATTACTTTTGGACGCCCGGCGGCCTTTACAACCCCAATACGTTCAATTACCCACGAACCGTTTCGATTGTCCCGCTTGATGCCAATGGTTTGCCCGTTGCACCGACGATTGCGCAAAACCTTTCTTCTTACTTGGCAGCGCGCCGCGAAACAAACTTTACGGTTAATACCATTAACCCTAATTACGTGCCCATCGACGTTCAATACACAATCTACATTTCTCCTGCTTACACCGTCGCCTTGGTGCAATCAGCGGTCAACGCTGCAATCCGCTCTTTCCTGAGCCCCGCCACTTGGGCCGGTGGAAGTAACATTCCTCCTTACTGGAATGGCGCGGCCACATCGGTTAACGTAATGGACATTGGAACCATTATTGGCAGCGTGGCCGGCGTTTCAAACGTTGTGGCAGTAAGCGCTCGTACCTCCTACCCGCTTGGAGGCGCCTATTTGACAACAAGCGTCCCCTTAACGGGCGTTGCTCCTCTGCCAATCGCCAACACCATTACTCCGACGGTTTACAGCAACCCTGCCAATAACTTTACTGGGCTCTAATTATGACGGTGACGCTACCGAATAGTTACAACACAAACGCCATTTACGGCTCGGTTCCTCAATTTATTCAGGACCAAGATGCCGCAAACGGTTACCAATTGTGGTATTTCCTTTACGGCGCCTGTGCCGCGCTAGACCAACTGGACATTTTAAGCCGCAACAATGTCGGGCAAGGCATCCACATTGAAGCAGACGTTGGCGGATACAGCGCTATTAACATCTCCGATGGACAAATTGCAACACCTATTGCCGCCAGTGATACAACAATAAACATTTTTAGCACGGACTCAACTTGGTACAATTTTCCAACCACCTCTGCTTTTGAAATTCAGTTGGTCAATTCGCTTACGGGCACCACGGAAAAAATTTTAATACCGGCGGGCCACTACGATTGGTCTGCACCCATTGTTGCAATTAGCGGCGTAAACAGAAACCTCGTTTCCTTGATTCCACCCGTTCCCGTATCTGTCGCGGGCACCACCATCACGGTCGGAAGCACGGCTGGCCTCTCAGCGGGAATGTACGTTGTTAATGCAACTTACGGAATTAATACAACCATTTCTTCAATTACCAACTCGACTCAATTTGTCGTAGTTTCAGCAACCGGCATTACAACGTCAACGCCGCTTTACATCGGAAGCAGCATTGGCCTTGCATGGCCGGCTAGCACAGGCGCCGACGGAAGCGTTTACGTCCAAGACTGGGCCGGAGCGCCGGGTTGGTCTCAAGCGGTTGACATTGAGCGTTGCCCAAATTACGCATTGCCTTGGCTTGCACAGTTTATTGGTGCCGCCATTCCGCCAAATGCGGTTATGGACCGTCAGCAAATGGTTCAGCAAATCGAATCTCTTGGTGGTTTTAATCGTGCCACCGCGCCGGCTATTACGCAACAATTGATTCAAGTAATTAATTCGCAGTTGGCATCAGGCGTTGCTCCGCTTTCACAATCGCAAGTAATCATTATGGAAAACGTGCAAATGACGACGTACACCGTAACGGCGGCGGTTGGCGCAAGCGGTACGGTCACTTATACGTGTTCAAATGCTTTGACGGTTGGGCAGGTTGTTACGATTTCTGGTTTAACCGTTTCTGCCCTTAACCTTACCAACGTTGTTGTTGCTACTGTTTCGCCAACTCAATTTACCGTTACAAATGCCGCCACCGGAACCGCAACGTCACAAACCGGGTATGCAACTCCAAAGGTTCCTTACACCTACAACTTTTCTGCCCTTACCATTTTGTTGCCGTCAATCTATTTTTCTCCGTATTCATATCAAACGCTTTTGACCGATGCCGGCGGTGTGTCCACAACGTACACCGGCCTTCAGTCATATCTGGCAAGCATTGGTGGTCTTTACTTTGACCTTCAAGGCAACACCGTCGCCAGCAACAACTCGCCCTATATCAACTTTATTTATCGCTACCGCCCCGCGGGAATGCAAGTCTTCGTAGGAGGATATTAACCCTAATGTCAAGCGGAAAAACAACACGGGCTCAAATCCCATACCCCATTCCGGCGGACACCGCCAACGTTTCAACAGACATTGCTGCCGTTGCAAACTTTATTGACGCCAACGTTCCTCTTTGGGCCGTCTCCGCAACATCGCCTACGCCTTCGGTTTTGACCGGTGGTGGCGAACTGTGGTGGTGCACGCTTGCTTCTTCCGCCAACTATGGGCTTAATTATTACAACGGAACGGCGTGGATTAATCTGGGCGTTCAGCAAATTACAATCAACAATACGGCTCCGTCTACGCCGTTTTTGAATCAAATTTGGGTTAACACCACATACACCAGCCCCGCCGTTTCTTATTACAACGGTTCATCTTGGGTTACGATTGTCGCGGGCACGTCAACGTCGGGCCTTATTGTGACTTCGACCGCTTCCGGCCCTCAATATTCGTCGGCCGCCGCAGTTCAAGGGCCGCAGGGCAATCAGGGCAACCAGGGCAACCAGGGGAATCAAGGCAATCAGGGAAATCAGGGGAACCAAGGTTACCAAGGAAACCAAGGAAACCAGGGTTACGTTGGTGCCGGATACTCGGCAACGTCAACAACCTCTCAGCCAATTTACTCTGGAACCTTACCTTCGTCTATTGGGTGGCTTACATCTAACACCCAGGCTTATGTTATCGGCCAACGAGTGCGCGCCATCCCTACGGCCGCCCCCACCAGTTACATGATTGGCACAATTACGGGCCTTACTACAAACACTTCCATCACCATTAATGTTGACACGGTTAGTTCTGCTGGTGGTTTGGGGCCGTTCACATCATGGGCCTTCTCAATTGACGGAATCACCGGGAACCAGGGCGCGCAGGGCAACCAGGGTACCGGGGGCTCTGGCTCCACAGGGGCACAAGGAGCGCAAGGAGCGCAGGGCTCCACCGGCTCTACTGGGCCCCAAGGCTCCACCGGCTCGACGGGGCCCCAAGGCTCCACCGGCTCTACTGGGCCCCAAGGCTCCACCGGCTCTACTGGGCCCCAAGGCTCCACCGGCTCGACGGGCGCAACCGGCCCGCAGGGAAACCAGGGTAACAACGGAACGCCGCTTGGCTCATCAAACCACTGGTCAATGGCTTCGGGGTATGAAAGTTCTTCTAGCACCATTACAACAACGCCAAACACGCCGTCGAATGCGGCAGTATCGGTTTCAACGACATACGTTTATTTAACCGCACTTACAAGTGGCAGTTACGGCGGGCACATACCACAAGGATATAACGCCTATCTTTTTACTTGGAGTTTTGGCGCCGTTGGAGCCACCGCAACTAACAACGCTCAAGTTTTTGTTGCCTTTGGAAGCACCGGCGGTGGCTCAACCGATATTTGGTCGGGTCAAGTTGGCTACACTTCAACTTCAGAAAACAATTCTTACGCCGGCTCTTTCGTCTATGTCCCAACTTCGGGGCAAGCCGGTTACGGTGGAGCAAGTTTTAACGTTTGGTTGAACGCTAAGGTCAGTCTCGGAACGGCCAATTTTGCTGAAGGTGTACTCAGCATTATCGGTATCGCTTAATTATTTTATCTACTAAGGAGAAACAACATGACAACTGTTGACCACCGCGCCGCCGAAGTGGCGTGGGCCCATTGGGCTGTAAAGAATCACGCACATTTTAATTATTCCGAGGGTGCCGACCGTATGGCCGCCATCGGCGTATGGCCTATCAAGTTTCCCGTCAACACCGACTGCTCGGGTTCGTGCACGTTGTACGCATTCTGGGCGCAAGGAAACGACCCCAACGGCCTGGGTTTCGACCACGAGGGCTACACCGGCACATTCCTAAGCCATGAGGCGCACCTTGCGTTGTGGACAAAGAATCTCAAGGGCGTTGAAGTTGAAAACATTGAAGTTGGCGACTATGTTGTTTACGGCCCCGGAACCGGCGAGCACGTAGCAATTATCGTGGAAATTCACGGCAATGACATTCTTACCGTTTCGCACGGCCAGCAAGGCGGGCCGGGTTACTGCTGGATTAACGCCCCAAAAGTCGTACCTTCCCGCGGCTTCCCCTCAGACGGCCGCCAACCCCAGACCTTCCTTCGCAATGTCACAGACAACGCCAAGCCAGTGCGCCTCCCCCCCGCCGCATAATAACACATGCTTGCCAGTACGCTCATCGATTGGGTGAATAACTGGACCGGATTTAGCGATAACGTCGGCTGGTTCCTTGCGGGACTAGCCGCCGTTGTCGCCTATGTCTGGCGCCAGCACCGTAAACAAATTAAAAATGTCGTTAAAGAAGAATTGCAATTTGAACTGCGCTCTGATTTTGACAGCGACCTTATTAAAAAATTGGCAGAGGCCGTGGAAGATATTCACCACGAAACACAGCACAACGACGGGTCAAGTATGAAAGACGCTCTCAAGCGCGTAGAAGATGCTCAAAGCAAGGGTTTTGAGAACATGGAAAACCGAATGAACCGGACCGACGAACAAATTGAACGAATGGACACTTTTATTCAAAAGTTAGACAAAGCCATGGAATACCACCTTGGACTTCACGACGGCTTGGGGCTTTAAGTAATGCGCCGGGAAAGCCATTGGGGATTTCACCCCGCGGTTAGGTCTGGCGGAGAAAGAACACTGGGGGAACGTGCCGCCGACGCAATGCGCCACGGTATGGGAAGTTGGCCCTTTGTCTTTGTTTTTACAACAATTATGTTTGTTTGGATGAGTTACAACGGAAACTCCAGCAAACCGTTTGACCCTTACCCTTTTATCCTTTTAAACCTTGCCCTCTCAACGCTGGCGGGTTTGCAAGGAGCGATTCTGCTAATCGCTGCAAAACGGGCGGACAGAATCTCTTCCGAACTCGCAAAATACCATTTAGAAGTAAGCGAAACAACCAAAAAAATGCTTGAAGAGCATCGTGAAATACTTAAGGAAATCGCAGCCAAATGAAAATTGCAATTATAGCAGCACTTTGCATGGTGATTCAAGACATTCTTGAAATTGCAAAGGCGCAAGGAGCCGCTCGCAACAACGGAAAGATTGTTGCCATTGCAGATACTTTGTTTTGGTACGTTTCCATTACGGGGACAACATTGGCCGCTTTTACGCTTCACGGCGGAACGCTGTCATCAAAGATATGGGTAATCATCCTGGTTTCTGCCGCCAACATTGTGGGCAACCTTTTGGGAACCGAACTGGGAAAACGTTTTATTCGTGACCACAGCGAAGAATCACAAGATGCAAAGATTCAACACCTAATGGAACGAGTTGAAGCCTTGGAGGCAAAATAATGGAAGAGCGTGTTGCTGGTTTTAGGGGGAAGGGCGCTGCATATCGCCCTAATATGGGCACCCTGTTCAATTACACTCAGGGGCCTTCGTATACGGTTCCTCGGTCATTTGATTACTCAACCCGAGTCAAAGAGTACCCAATGGCGCTTAACGACACCTATGGCGATTGCACTATTGCCGGTGTAATTCACATGTTGCAACTTGCATACGCAGAAATTGCCGAAGATTTTGTTTACCCAGGTGACGATGCCGTTAAAAACGAATATTTCAAACTAACTGGCGGCGCCGATGCCGGCCTTGTTCTTCACGACGTTCTACAGACATGGATGAAAGATGGCCTTTTTGGCAACAAGATTTTGGCGTATGCGCCGGTCAACATCAAGAGCCGTGAAGAAATGGCTGCCGCCATTTACCTCTTTGGTTCGGTCTATATTGGCGTTGAAATGCCGCCGGATGCTGAGCAACAGTTTGAAGCGCATCAGCCGTGGCACATTAATCAATTCGCTGAAGAACCGTCTGGCGGCCATTGCATTGTGGCAACAGGATGTAATAGATTTGGCATTGACATTATTACTTGGGGTGACACCGAATCCATGACGTGGAGTTGGTGGGAAACTTACGGCTCCGAGGCTTGGGTTGTTGTACCGGAAGCATTTGTCGAACTGGACCACGGCCCTGTTTGGAACATTAACATCACCGCTCTACAAGAGGACTTGAAGAACCTTGACCATTAATTACACACCCCAGCCCGGCGACGCCGTATTGGCCCATACGCACAACATTTACGGTGCAATGATTCGTTTTGGGCAAGCCTTGCGTTGGTGGAAGTACCGCTCATGGAACCACATGGCGATTGTTGACTCTGTTGATTCCGACGGAACAATTTGGGTTATTCAAATGGCGCGCCGGTGCGAGCAAGTTAAAATTCAAAATGTTGCTCCTGGTGGGCACGTCAAAATTATTCCTTGCCCCGACACCGTAAATCGTGACGAAGCCGTAGCCTATGCCCGCAGGCAATTGGGCACCAAATATGGCGTACTTACGATTGTCAGCATTGCTATCAACATTGTAATGCCGGCATTTTTTCGCTTTGACATTCGCACCGCCGACACTTTGATTTGTTCGGCCCTTGTAGCGCGTTCATGGGAGCACGGCTCCTGGGACTGCCCCACTGACCCATTCGACATTACGCCAGCCGAATTCGATAGAGTTCTTGGCGGCGGCGGCTACCCAATTTATTAACCTTTAAAGGAAAAAAATGACATCCAACACAGTTTTTAACCAAACGCCCAACCCTGTTGTTTCTCCGTATCCCGCTTTTGTCAACAGCGTTACCGGCGCTATTGAACACTTTAACGGCAGCGCCTACGTACAGGTCGGCGGCTATGCCCCTTTGTTCACAAGCAACGTTACGTTTACCTCTGGAACAGCGGTTCAAAACACTGCATCCTGTTTCGCTACGTATTACATCTTTATTGGTGGCAACGCCAGCGGCACGGTTCAAGTCGCTTTTGGACCTACAAGCGCTTGCGCCAATGTGGTTGTCCCTTCTTCCACCGCCAACGCCGCCACCAGCCATGTGATTACGGTGCGGGTTCCAGCCCAATGGTACCTTAAAGCCACAACCACCAATGGCGCGACAATTTCTTCAGTGAACGTTCTTACCGAGGGCTCTTTCTAAGGTGGCAACAACTAAGGCGCATGACCAAACGGTTGCGCACCACTATGTGGTTCACTACCCTGACCACGAGCCGCGTGAAAGCGACCCGCACTACAAAGATTTCCACGCTTTTCGTCGCCGCACAAAAGCAAACGCTCAATGTTCCATCGGGGCACACCGAAATGATTTTAGCGAATGCTCTTTGGAAAAGCCGCTTGAACTACACCATGCACACATTGAATTTTCGCTCCAAAACGGTGTAGATTTTAAATGGCTTGAGCCAGATTACCCCGGCGTTTCCGACCCAACAACAATTGGGGCTTGGGTTGAGTCGGCGGAAAACCTTATGTGGCTTTGCGAGGCGCACCACCGCGGCTCGGGGGGCGTACACGTTGCGTCGGCAGCAGATTTTGAAGCAGAAAAATACGTTCGTGGGCTTATAGGTCCCGTTACCGAAGGCTAACTATGGCATTCCCCAGTTTGACGACAATTCGCTCATATGGTGGCTCAGTGCCGCCCGCCTACATCACAACAGACGTTCCTGCGTACTATATTGCAGGGCAGTCCATAACCGCTTCTTCCTTGGCCGGTTGGTATGAAGTAAGCGCAACGGGCCAGGCTACGACAAATCCTTTGGGAACGTCTGGGCCTTTTGTTATTACGTTGAACCCGGGTGCAATAAATGAAGAGCGCATTCTTTGCTCTTCGGTTAGCATCGCAAATTTATATATTGTTGTTTGGACCGATGGCGTCAACAACGGTCGTGGTTATGACGGAAACATTATTTCCACCCATTACCACCAAACGACACAGGTAAAGGTAAACGACATTTACCATGGCGCTTCTGCAACGGAAAGCCTTCAGTTTAACCGGGGCGTTCAGCAAGCCATTACAACAGCAAACTCCGCCCTTTCATATGTCCAAGGCTTAACGGGCCCACAGGGCCCACAGGGCGTTGTTGGTTCGCAAGGTAACCAAGGTGCGGGCACCCAAGGCGTGCAGGGGCCTCAGGGCTCTTCAACGGGCACACAGGGTTACCAGGGTGCGCCCGGTCCGCAAGGCCCGCAAGGGACAACCGGTTTGCAAGGCAATCAGGGCAACCAAGGTAATCAGGGCGTCACTGGGGCCGGTACTCAAGGAAATCAAGGAGCCGCTGGTTCTACGGGGTTACAAGGCAACCAAGGGTATCAGGGAAATCAAGGCTTTCAAGGCGTTTCCGTCCAAGGCCCGCAAGGCAATCAAGGAAACGCTGGCACGCAAGGGACGCAAGGAAACCAAGGCGCATCAGTTCAGGGCCCTCAGGGGACCACCGGCGCCACAGGAAGCCAAGGGTTTCAAGGCAACCAAGGTTTTGCCGGAACAGGGACGCAAGGAAGCCAAGGTTTTCAGGGCAACCAAGGCACGGCTGGCACCAACGGAACCAACGGTTCACAAGGAACCCAGGGCAACCAGGGAAATCAAGGCACGGCGGGAACCAACGGGACCACCGGCTCACAGGGTAATCAAGGTTTTCAGGGCTTACAAGGAAACCAGGGTTTTCAGGGTTTTCAGGGCAATCAAGGG